GAGTTGATGAACTCCTGCCATGGAACGTAGTACTCACCAATAAATAAGCGTCAATACGGTGCTCCGTTGACGCTTACTATTTATCAGAATTTATCGGTTTCTGCCCACGGACAGGTTTATCTGTTCCGGTCAGTGACTTAAGGTTGTGATTCCGGAGGAGTCTTCAGAGAACCAGTAATTCTTCCCGGTAGCTTTCCTTTGTAGGTTATCCATACATTCTGCGCCTCTAAAATTACGGGGCGCTTTTCCGGCGACTGCTCATCCCCTTCACATAACCCGGCAGCAACATCCAGGAAGACCTGTCTGATGCTCATTCTGGCTGCTGCCTCATAAAACTCCAGCGCGGCACCTTCAACACGGTCCAGCGAGATGTCCAGGTCAAAAATTTCACCGTCAAAGCGTTTTTTGTCCCGTAACGCTAAAGTTACCGTAACTTTATTCTCAAAATTGCGGATCCCTTTCACAATCAGTTCATAGTTTTGAGTCATTGAATTACTCTCCCCGTGCAGCCTTACGACGGTCCTCTCTGATTTTGAAATACAGGTTAGTCAGATATGTCAGCAGCCCAAACAGCAGACTCCCCAGCACGCCTATTGCCGCCCACTGAGACGGGGAAACCCTGTCCAGCAACTGCAGGAACCAGTAGCCCGTTCCCACCGCTGACGTGGTGTATGACACACCTGTTGTGATTTTTTCCATCTGGTCCATACCCCGTCTCCCGTTATCCGGAAGCTGACAACAATAAAAAAGCCACCAGTTAACTACTGATGGCTCTGATAACTCATGCAAGCGTCTCAGACGACCCACTGACACTACCGGTGAGTTTAACGATACCTTCCATTTGACTGGCTCACTTTTTATGATGATGCCGGTGCATTTATCTCCAGCACCAGACTTTCTATCTCAACGCCATACGTTGCATTTTTGGTAATATCCGTCAGCGTCAGTGCATTTAGTCCCACTGCCAGACTGTCTTTTATGGCCTGGAATGCCGGGCCAGTACGATGACGTAGTATCACTCCGGCTCAGTTGCACCACTGACCACCACATCACCTTCTGCTGCAATCGCCTGCATCAGGGTATAAGGGGTTATGGCCACCGGACTACCAAACGGCTGCCAGCCCTCTTTCAGTTTATGTGTCAGCTTTTCCGCAAGATCTGACGGCGGCGCCGCCCTGACAACATCATAGTATTTAAATGCCATGGTTCTTTCCACCATCTGAAAAATAATTCTTTAAAATACCTGACATGTAATACAGAAAAAACACAAAACCATACCTTAAATAAAAACCTGATTATCAAGCAGATATGCATGGATAAACTACAAGACGAGATATAAACCACCCTGTATTTAAATAAACAATAAACAACATCAGAAAAATAATTCTGCTCTATGGTTTAATTCAAAAATATCATTTATACTTTTCAGAACATCACCAGCAAGGCATAAACAAGGAAAGTAAATGAAGTGGATTGTGATTGATACAGTTATCCAGCCATCATGCGGAATATCTTTTTCAGTCATATGGAGTAAAATAAAATTAATAATCTGGTATCAATCGGATGCTTTCTTACCTCCTGAAAGTATATTTACACTGACTCACACAGGCATCATGCTCAATAACAAAGTGCTACCTGTAACCATTTACAACGTAGTACCATTCAATAAAACATTCTGGAATTTAATCAAAAACAACCAGGAATGCCCTACAAATACAGATAACGTAATGAATGAATGCTTTAATAACCGTTGCACTCTGCAAATATGTCCTTATGGACTAAAACAACAAAGTCCATAAGGAGTTTACTCACATCTGACAAAATCAATATAAACAGCCCCTCCGGAGAGGGGCTGGAGAGTGGCGCTATGTGCCATTGCATGGTGCCGGGTGCCTCCCGGTGAATTCAGTACCAGCACCTGAATCCGCGATTATCCCATATACCTACTCGCTGATTGCCCCTCCGCACAGGGGGATTCACCATGCCAGTTTCTTTTAACAAACTCCCCGCAAACCAGACAACAGTCAACCGCCTGAATTGTGAAGTATTTAAAAATTTCTCCCGCTAACTGATACCCGGCTAACAGTCTGGCGTTTTCTTTTTCAGCAACGGGAAAGCAACAACCACCACACCCGCCACCAGCACACCGTCAGCCAGCACTGACATTATCCGGCTGCTGCAATGCCACTCACAAAAACAGTAAGCAATCACTTTTTACCGTAACAAGTGATAATCCAGATATGTATCTACCCCAGATGAGTAATCCGAAGTTCATCCATACCACAGGTACTGGCTATTCTGTTGTACTCCTGAACAAGAGCAAATAATTCTGAATTAGCAACCATGAACTCATCGCAAACCCTCTGTATAGCATCACTATTCAGAATAATAACGTCTCTTCCCGAAAGACGATCAGGAGTACAGAACAAAACTGTCAAACGGCTGAAGGCCTTTGCTCGTCCTGCATTGACTATATCAATACGCTGCCTAAGGATGAAACACCCCGACGCCTCATCAATATTCACTCTACCCACACCATATGAATGATAAATATTTAATGCTGAAAAAACCATTAGACCGTATAACAAACACTCAATCAATACTTAACAGAACTTTTATTTTTGACAAACATAAAATATTTTCAACAATATCCTGAGCCAGGTATATTTCAGTATAAGGCTCTGCCGGAAGGAATCTGGAAGAATGAATATAGCGCGCTGTACTGGATTCGAACCAGTGACCGATTGCTTAGAAGGCAATTGCTCTGTCCGGCTGAGCTAACAACGCTGAATACCGATAATGGACCGCCATCGGGGACCCGCCCCCGCACCAACAACCCTGTTATCGTGTCGTCTGCTCTTCCTGATAAGCTAATGGCGGTTTGTGATGGTGGCCCTTGCTGGATTTGAACCAGCGACCTGGCGATTATGAGTCGCTCGCTCTCACCACTGAGCTAAAGGGCCGGGAGCAGAATAATAACGGTCCGTAATTAATTCCGCAATAAAAAACCCGCTCGGCGGCGGGTTGTAGAAACTCTTCTAACGTCAGGCATAAAAAGCCCATTATTATGACGAATTTACCACAGATTCCGGAAAAATCAACCTTGTTACCTAGTTACCTTTTTTAACTGCCGCTCAGCCCATGCTTCTTCAATATCAAACCGGGTCACCAGCGCATCATAGAATTTCTTAACTGTTTTTTCCCATGACGCGCGTGTTATCTGGTTTGTCACCTCGCATATAGCATTAAATGCCTCCGTTGATGGTAGTCTTTCATAGCCACGACCACCACAACGCTGGCAGTCTCTGATAACAGGCATACCACGTTTTACCGACTCTTCACGATGAATGGCGACACCACGCCCACGGCAATCCTTACAGGCAGTGGAAACCTCACCCTTTCCGCCACACTCCGGACAGGCAACTTTTACCACCTCCCTGACTTTTTTCCATTCTTCCCAGTAAGACGAATACACACCTTTCGTACACTTTGCCCATACCGGCGGCTTACCATCCGGATACTGGACCTTGTTTGTAAAAACTACGCTTTCAATAAATTTTTCCCCATAGCAACAAGGGCACTGCTTTTTACTCGCTGCGCTACGGGCATAATCCTCAAAAGCGTACGAAGCCATAATGCGCATCACTACCGGTTTTATTTCTGCCGGAAGTTTTCTCAACGCCGCCACACGATCGCACCGACTGAGTGCATAATCTGCCAGTAATTCTGTTGCCCGCGCCCTGTCATTCATACTGATGCCCATTTTCCCCAGGAACGCAGAAAAACCCATCTCAGCCCGATTCTGTGTCATGCCCTGCGCGGCCATCACATCAGTGATACTCAGCGCATCTTTTGACGTTGAGGCCGATGCATCGGTCAGGCCAGGGGATTTTGGGGAGTAGTATTTCGGTAAATCTTCCAGTTTCATTTTTTGACCTGCTCTTAATGCATTATGGGGTAAATCTTCACCCCCAGACGTCCACCAGATACTGGCTGACCACGAACGATATTGATTTCATCAAACTGCTCATCGTCCATTAACACTCCCGCATGCGTCAGCGCATCCAGCGGTGCTTTCAGGATATTGTCCAGGTCGCGACGACGCTTATCCGGTGGCTCTGCAATCACCTTTATCGCCAGCCTTCCGGACAGGTTTAATTTCAGCCGCTGCTGGCGAACAATTAGCGCCACATCACGGCGATAACGCTTTCCGGCCTCCGAGATGAAATACGTATTGCCATGACGTCGCCAGTAGGTATTCACCGTCGGCGGGTAAGGCAAAACAAATTCTATGCGTTCAGTCATTCATGCTTTCCACTTCAGGACACCCGAATTTCTCGCGTGCATTAAAAAACGAATCAGCAACAACAGCTGGCTGCCGTGTTTTTCTTCAAAATCTTTTACCCCGGCGTGCAGTTCGTTATGACATTTACGGCACAGCGGAATAACAAACAAATCATCAGCCTTTGTTCCCATACCTCCCAGGCCATGACCAATGATGTGATGCGGATCATCTGCCTGATTACCGCACGTCATGCATTTCTGCGTTTTTACCCAGCGCGTGTATACAGGCATCTCTTCCCGTTGTGGTTTCTGGCGCTGGAGATACTGAGCCGGAGACTCCGGATCAACGGCGATGCTTACTAACGTCTTTTCCTGGAGTGGGGGCTGTTGCTGGTGGACGTGAAGTGGCAGCGCAATATTTTTTGTGCGCTGCTTCAGTATGCTGGTGGCAGTCTGTTCTCCCGGTACGATGTCACTCTCACGGTATACGGAGCGGATTTTTTCCACCGGTAATCCCAGTGAACGACACAATACAGACTCCGGAAGCGCATCAGCCACCTGATTGCAGACCGCCCACCAGGATAATTCGGCCAGCGATAACTCCCTCTCCTGCGTACCGCTGATTGCGTGACGGATGACGTCAATCATCCATGCTGACAAGTTTTGGTGAGCAAGTTGCTCAAGTGATTCTGAGGTCTGGTCACACAACTGGTTGTCGCAGTGCCAGCACAACACCATTGCGCCGGTACCATAACGGTGAATGACGGTTTCACTGTGGTGATAATCACCGTGTGGCCACTGGCAGGATTTAATATGGCGCAACAGCCAGTCAGACAGTGCACCAGCGCCGCCAGCAGCACGAATCACACGCTCATTGCTGAAAAATGGCAGTAATGATTTATCCTCCGCCAGCGGCTGGCGAACGGCAGGGACGACTCCGGATGGCAGGCCGCACATGCTTTTCGGTTCCGGCTCCACCAGCACTCGAGGATTATGAAATATCTGTATGGATTCACGGCCCGGCTTAAGGACCACCAGCCCAAGCTCAGGCACCAGAACAGGTCTAAGTAATACCCGCACGTTACCTCCAGATCCGTTGCTGGAAAGTGCGGGACGGACGTGGTGGGCGTTCGGAATAAGGCAGCCTGACAGAGATTATCCAGTGCCGATAGTCGAGACTGAGAGCTTTCTTAACCTCGAACCCGCGCCTGCGGTAAGAATGAATCAGCCATTCGGCCTGTTCTTCAGTACATGGTGGGTGTTGGTACCAGTCGGTTTTAAATGCGTGTGAACGCCGCTCATGCCGGATGGCAAGGTCGGTATCAGAATTGTGAAATTTGGTTTTGTGCGCCATCTGTTTTCTCTGCTGGCGCAGCAGGTGTCAGGTGTTCAGGCTGACGTGCGAATTGTAAACCAGAATGCCAGGAAAAAACAAAACCCGCCGAAGCGGGTTAAGTGCGGGTGCGTTGAGGATGCCTGACACATCAGCGGTGGCGAGGGATTTCTCCCCCGCCTGGTCTCTTACTCCTCAGGTTCGTAAGCTGTGAAGACAGCGACCTCCGTCTGGCCGGTTCGGATTCGTACCTCGCAGAGGTCTTTCCTCGTTACCAGTGCCGTCACTATGACGGTTAAACAGATGACGATCAGGGCGATTAACATCGCCTTTTGCTGCTTCATAGCCTGCTTCTCCTTGACCTTTCGGTCCGTAAGAGGCTAATCTCTATGTGTCGCATAGATATGGCCTCAGATTAATGTTAAGCGTCTTGCAGGACGCGTAATGTTAACTGGGGCTTTTCTCTATCTGCCTTTTGGTGTTCATGCCTGAGACAGATAGCCTCAAGCACCCGCAGTCATTCTACTTAACTAAGATTTCCCCGCAAACCGTTTTTGTCCGGCACAGTAAATATCCAACTAAACCAATGGCGTTCGCTGTATTTACCGCCAGTATTCAATGCACATGACCGCCATGAACACCCCTAAAAAAAGGGCATTTATATATCCAAATATTAATATCAAAACATCAACTTTTTCCATATACCTTGCTGTGAAGATGATGGGCATACATGATACGAACAACCAGAACGCAACAAACAAAAACTGCAATGCGTTTTTCATTATTCCTCCTACAATCAATGTGCAATTACATTTAAACACACCTCAGTTTGGCCGGACATATAAATATCTAAACCAGAAAAAATCACTTACATAGCGTTACAAACTCTTTAGTCTAAATATTCATCGTAAAACATTCCCCATACTTATCAGCCCGTTCTGCGCCAGGTAGCTCATTGCCTTATCTGGGAATCTGTAATCAGGTTTCCGGATGCTGGTGGATTCTCGCGTTTTAGTTGTTCATAAAAGTGCACAGCTTTAACCAGTTCTTCTGATGTAACCGGGACTGGCGGGGCAGTGAATAAGGCCTGAATTTCATAGTTCGGCCTGTCGTTACAATCCTCTTTTTTCGGTACATATTTCCAGTCACCAGACCACTACTTCCCCTGAAAGTCCGTAACGCCTTTTTTTTCACGTAGCGATATCGCCATGCCACTGTTTTTGCTTGCCCCGCCGTTTCATGCCCTTCCTGATAATTAACCTCGCTCATTCATCGCCCCACTCATCACAATATGCTTCGACCGGAGTTTTTCCTGCTTCATAATCATCACGCCATGCTTCAGCATCAGCAGCACTGCCACCACGTAACTCTGCATAGTCCATTAACAGTTCATGCCATTCTTCAAAACTGACGTTGTATTTAGTTGAACCAAAATCAGCCATTTTGTTCTTCCTCTTCGTCTTTTATTTCGTGATATGAGTAATTGCAGTAGTTAAAGAAAATATCTTTTGCTTCGTCATGTATTTCATCAGGCGTCGCATCATCATCCACTTCGAATTCATCCTCGAAATCTCCACCGGCTATTCCCGTTTCAATAATTATTTTAAACTTTCGCATTTAACTACCGCCCTTTCGGGCGGCCTCCTGATGTTCTGAGGGTGCAGAAATCCCTCCGGTTAAGGATTAAATTTTTAACAGAGCTAAATTTAATTATTCAGTTCTGGATTTTGTCGCCCTGCGTATCCGCGCTTTCGCGTTACGCTCAATCTGAATTAGCTTTTCTATATTTTTTCGCCTTTCCCGCTCCTCCTGACGCAAGAGCCTTACATCATCTGCCAGTCTGGTTTCTCTTTTCGCCACAGAGAGCATCCAGTCAAATGGCTCCACAACTGCACCGCAGATTTTACAGCGGACCTGACGCTCTTTTTCGTCAACCCGGACAGAGGCGTGATGACAATATGGTCTTTCCGATGGCTCATAAAGAAAATTAACCTGATTACGAGGGTCATCCTCTTTTACCGGAAATAAAACGATATTGCTTAACTCATCCTCTGGTTTTATTTCCATGCTCCTCTCCTTTGATGCGAATGCCAGCGGTAATTGAAGCCTGATAGCTAATTTCACTCACAGTACCGCCTCCTGAAAATTACCCTGATAGAAAGCCAGTACACGCTGCATAGCTTCACTCTTCCGGCACTCGCGACAGATTATGTTTAGGCGACTGTCGTAGCGACGTATTTCTCCGTCAGGTAACGACCAGATAAGGTCCGGATCAACCACAACCGGTTTCTTCAGCTTTGCCCTCGATAATTTTTTGCGGGCATTTTGCCA